GATTTAGAAAATTTTGTTGAAGAATTAAAAGAATTAAATCCAAGATTTGTTGATAGAAAAGAGTTTAAAATTGTTTCTCCATCTGGAAATATTTTAAAAATTTGGAATAGGAGGTAAATAATGAATATAATGCAATGCAATAATAAATTATTTATTGATGGAAAAGAAGTAAAACAACCAAAATCAGTATTCTTTAAAAATTGTGTTTGTACAGTTAATAATAAGATATATATTAATGGTAAAGAACAAGTAAAAGGAGAATGGAAATATACTATAAAATCTATATTTCACACTTTATTTTAGGAGGTAAATAATGAAAATAATTAAAAAAGGTACAAAAATAACACCAGATAAGAAAGTATATATTACAAAATGCAGGATTTGTGGTTGTAAATTTACTTATATGGAAAAAGATATAGATTTTACTATTTTTTCAACTCTTTGTGATTTTATAAATTGTCCGCAGTGTTCATATAAAATTCCAGTACCATTTTTTAAGAAAAAATACAAAGGAGTAATGTATGAATAATAAAGAATTTATAGGAAAGATGCAAATGGTGTATTTTGGTGAAAAAAATGCATTAGAAGAATGTACGCAAGCATATTTAAAATTAAATTTAATAAAAAATGAATATGAATCAAGAATGAATAAAGTAAATAATTATATACAAGAAACTTGTTTTATAAATGAAGATGATAAAACTGAAGTATGTGAGTATGGAGATGATCTAAATCCTAGACACATTATAAAATTATTAAAAGGAGAATAGATAATATGAAAAAATATATAAAACATTTTATAACTATAACAAAACATAAATATTATGTAATGAAATTTTGTTTCAAATGTGGATTATACATGAGAGGTATAAAACATGATTTAAGCAAATATGGTATAACTGAATTTTTCAGTAGTGCAAAATATTTTCAAGGAACATGTAGTCCGATTGATGCAGAAAAAAGTGAAAAAGGTTATAGTATAGCATGGCAACATCATAAAGGACATAATCCACATCATTGGGAATATTGGATAGACAATATTGGTACATATAAAAATACTCCTTGCAAAATACCATATCAATATGTAGTAGAAATGATTTGTGATTGGCTAAGTGCAGGAATAGTTTATTCTAAACAAAAACCTAATTATAATAAATCATATATTGAACCACTAGAATATTACAATAAACATAAAAATGAAAGAATTTTCCATAAAGAAACACAAGAATTAATAGAATTATATTTAAATATGATAGCAAAAAATGGAATAAATTATTTTTGCAGGAATTGGAATAAAGAAATAAAAACTTATGAATATATTAATGGAAGATTACAGGGATAAGTATGAATGAAGAAGAAAAGAAATTAAGGGACGAACTTATAGAATTAAAGATTAAATATAGAAAATTAAAACAAAGATATGAAAAAGTATCAGATGAATTATTAAAATATATTGTTAAGTATGGGAGGATAAAAAGTGGAAGAAATGAAGTATACGATAAAAGAAGCAAATAATGAAATAAATAGAATAACAAATTTATTAAATTTATACATAGATAGAAAGAATTTGCTTTTTAATGAAACACAACCGAAAGTAGCAGATCCAAATACTGATAGAGTAGATGGAAGCATGACAAGAGAAGAAAAGTTTTTCAAGTATGTCTATAAATGTGAAAATGAAGACATCGAATGGTGGATAGACCATTTAAATGATTATTTAATTTCATTAAGTAATTATGTAGAAAGTGAACTAAAAAGAATTGGAGAATATGAACCATTGAAGCAAAAAGTTTATGAATTAAGAAACGATAAAAAATATATACAAGAACATAGAGGAAAACCTCGTGAGTGGTGGAAAATTGCACAATTAACAGGTTATAGTGAAAGGCAATGTAGAAGAATATATTCAAAAATAACAGGAAAAAGAAATAATGAGATAGAAAATAAAAATGTCCGTTCGATGTCCGTTTGATTATGTTAAAATGGTAGCATGGGATAATACAAAGTCCCGTGCAACTCCTTTTAAATTATTGTGCTACTTTTTGTAAGTAGCATATTGAGTAAATAGTGAAGCCTGTAGTCAGGATTAAATGTCAGTTATAATTAAGCCTTTACTCGTTTAGAATTGTTGATTACATTAAGTAAACCCCTGATTATAACAAAAAGCGTATATGTAACCCTAAGGTAGTGACATTTGCACAACTATTATTTACTTGATATGGTGCTTATAAATAATAACTAGAAAGTTTTAGGACTTATAGTTCCTAGAGTATGCGTGCATATAGGTAAAAAAGCACTAGGCAAAACAGCCCGCCTTGCTAGACCAAGCACAACGAAGTTGGCTGAATGAGTTTAGGTGATTTGTCAGTTTGGTAACTGTCAGTATTTCATACTAATATGAAAAGGTCAAACTATCTCTAGTAGGTAGTGTACTGATGATATTCTTAAATATGCAACTATTTTAAATCTAGCTAGTAGGAATAGAAGGCGGTAATATCATTAGTACAGTATCTATTAAAGATACTATAATACTATACGAACTCCGAGAGGATAAGATAGTAAATAGCATTACCTTTAACAGGTAGTGTCTAATGATATATAAAAAGGGAGAAGTAAAGAGGTATCGTTCAAGAGTAATTAACTTGTTCGCTTTAGGAAATAGTTAGATAAGCCCTTGTATACTAACTTATAACAAGGTCAAACCTTTATATCATTAGACAGTATCTATTAATACAACCAAATAAGGTTGTTTTTTTATTGAGGAAAAAATATGAAGAAGAAAAAGGAAAATTTAAAATTATGTATGATATACCATTGCAAGGAATGTCCAAGAGCAAGAAAATGTGAAGAAGAACAAAAGAGGTATGAAAAAAATGTTAAGAATAATAATTAGTTTAATATTAGGCTATTTTATAGGAATGGCAAGTTGTTTATTACAAGTAATAAGAATGGAAAACAGAGAAAATAAAAAGATAGAGAAAATGTTAAAAAGAGGTGAATAGTCGTGGCAAAAAGTAAAGTAGACTATTGGCTAACAGATGATGGTTTGACTTTACTCAAAGGCTGGGCTAGAGATGGTCTTACTGATGAACAAATAGCTAATAATTGTGGCATAAGAAGACAAACATTATACGAATGGAAGAAAAAATATAGTGACATAAATGACACCTTAAAAAAAAGTAAGAGTATTGTTGATTATGAAGTAGAGAATTCTTTATTAAAAAAAGCATTTGGTTACAATGCAAAAGTATTAAAACATATAAAAGTAAAGAAAGTAGACTATAATGATGATGGCTATAAAGTGAATGAGCATGAGGAAATAGTTGAAGTATATGATGAAGTACATATACCAGCAGATACTACGGCACAAATATTTTGGTTAAAAAATCGTAAACCAGATAAATGGAGAGAAAAACAACAAGAGGCACCAAATAACGAAAATGATCATGTTATTCTTGTTGATGATTTGAAAGATTATGAAAATAATAAAGATAAGTGATTTAATAATACCAAAATTTTATCCATTATTTCATGATACAAAACATATCCATCATGTAATAACAAGTGGTCGTGCTGGTACTAAATCAAGTTATATGGGAATTAAAGGCATAAGGACCATAGTTGATGATAATCCTGGTTCAGTAGTAGTTTTAAGAAAATTTCATAATAAACTAAAAAAGACAGTATTTAAAGAATGCTTAAGAGCAATAACAAGATTAGGCTATAATAAAAATGAATTTAAAATAACAGTAAGTCCTATGCAAATAACATACAAGAAAACTGGTAATACAATCTATTTTACAGGTAATGATTCAATAGATGACACTAAGGGTATGATAGATGAAGATAGACCAATAGTATTAGTACTAATAGATGAATTAACAGAGTTTTTTGATAAAGGCGAGGGAGAAGATGAATTACAAAATATAGAGGCTACTTTCATTCGTGGTAATGATGAGGACTTTGTTATAGAATATTACTTCAATCCTCCAAAAAATCCAAAAGCACCCATAATGGAATGGTGCGAAAAAATGGAGAGAAGACCAGACACTAAACATGTGCATGTCGATTACAGAGATGTACCTGTTAATTGGTTAGGTAAAAAATTAATAGAATCAGCAGAGATATTAAAAACAATAGATGAAGTAATGTATAATTGGCTATGGCTTGGCTTATGCACAGGAATAGATGAATTAATCTATTATATGTTTAATGAAAGTATTCATGTAAAAGAATGCACTCAAGATGATTGCAAGAATATGGAATATTGCTACATAGGAGTAGACTATGGGCAAATGAATGCTACAACATATGAAGCATTTGGAATAGATTATCAAAATAAATGTATTCGAGGAATAGATGAATATTATTATTCTGGTCGTGAGACTGGAAAGCAAAAGAGCCCGAGTGATTATGCATTAGATTTTAGAAAGTTTAAGGAAAGTCTTGAAGAACAAGGATTGACTATAAGATATGTATTTATAGATCCATCTGCAAAAGGATTAGCAGAAGAAATAAAAAAACAATGTCCAGATGTTATGATAAAGGATGCTAAAAATGATGTGTCTTTAGGAATAAGTAGAGTGCAAAAAGTATTGTCGCTATGTGCAATATTTATATCTCCTAAACAAAAAAATTTAATCAAGGAAATGTATCTATATGAATATGATGAAGATTCAATTGAAAAAGGTAAAGAAATACCAGTAAAACAAAATGACCATTGTATGGATGCATTAAGGTACTTGATAATGGGTATATGGAAATTAATTAAGGCTATGATACCGATTCTAAAAGAATTAGAAAAGGAGGATGACAATGATAGGTAACTTAATAAATAAAGTTAAAGGATGGTGGCATAAAATGTTTGATTATAAAAAAATAGTAAATGACTTTGGATTAGATATGGAAACTAGCGAAAGTATATTAAATGCGATTCAAACATGGAGTAAAATATATAATAAACAAGAACCATGGATTGATGAAAATACTAAATCTTTGCATGTGGCAAGAACAATGTGTGAAAAAGTAGCAAAAGCAGTAACTATTGAATACAAAAGTACATGTTCAGAACCATATATTGATGGAATATATCAAAAATTGTTAAGAAAAAAAAGAAAATATACAGAGCAGATGTTAGGAAAATCATCTGTTTTTTTTAGACCATATTTTAATGGTAAAGATATAAAAGTAAATGTAGTACAAGCAGATAAATTCATACCCGTTGCGTTTGATGATGATGACAATTTAACAAGTTATATTTTAATAGATCAAGTAGTAAAAGAAGATAAAATATATACTAGGCTTGAATATAACGAGTATAAAGATAATAAAATAACAATTAAAAATATTTGTTACAAAGGATTTATTAACGGCGTAACACTATCAAGTAGAATAAACTTAACAGAAGTTGACAAATGGAAAGATATAAAAGATATAGAAACTATTGAAGGTGTAGATAGATTAATCGGTGGATTCGCTACAATGCCTACAGAAAATGATTTAGATAATAATAGTCCGATAGGACAACCTATTTATCATAATGCTATGGAATTATTGGAAGAGGTAGATAATCAATTCTCTAGAATTATCCATGAATATGACGGTACAGAATTAGCAATTGATATAGACCAAACAATCTGTATACCAGATGGTAAAGGTGGTTTTAAAGTACCAAAAGGAAAAGACCGTTACTTTAGAAAATGGGATTTTGATGAAACAAAAGATAAATCAATGAATATATTTAGCCCAGAAATAAGAGATAATCCATTATTCAATGGACTTAATGAATATTTAATACAAATAGAAAGTGCATGTCATTTATCTCATGGTACACTTGCTAAACCAGAGACAATTGAAAAAACAGCAACAGAAATGAAACAATCAAAACAAGATTATTATGTAACTGTATCTGATATACAAGCTGTATTACAAAGTGCTTTTGATGATTTAATTTATGGCATTTATGTATTATGTAAATTATATGGTATTTCTGTAAAAAATAATTATTCAGTTGAATATAACTGGGATGATAGTATTCTTGTTGACAAAGAAACAATCCAAAAACAATCACAATTAGAGCTTTCACAAGGAATAATTGATAGAGTAGCATACTTTATGACTACTCGTGATTGGAGTGAAGAAGAAGCAATAGAGTATATAAAGAAAATGAATGAAAGAAAAAAATTATTAGAACCAATAGAAAAAGAGGAAGATCCTGAAATGTAGGTGATTATTAGTGAATGATAAAAAAATAAATGAACTAATAAAACCAATAATAGATATCTATGACAATTTGGAACTTGAAATTGTAAAAGATATAGCAAATAGATTTGATAATTATGACACTTTAGGTGGTACTCTTGAGTGGAGATTAAAAAAACTTGATGAATTAGGAACATTCAGTAATGACATGGTAGAATTAATTTCTGAATATACAAATAAATCCAAAAAAGAAATATTGCAAATGCTAGAAGAATCACAAGAAAATACTTTTAATATAGATTATTTAAATAAAGCATATGAAAATGGCATGATTAAAGTAAATCCTATGAAAGTATTAAAATCGCCAGCATTTGAGAATATAATTAGCAACTCATATAAGGAGTTAAACAAGACTTTTAGAATGATTAATACAAAAGCATTAGAAAATGTTAATCAGTCTTATATGGACATAATAAATACTGCATATGTTGAGGTTGCAAGCGGTGTTTTTGATTATCAAAGTTCAATTAAAAGAGCATTAAATAAAATGGCAGAAAAAGGTATTAAATGTGCTTCATATGAACGAAAAGATGGAACGATAGTTAAATACTCTTTGCAAGGTACAATAAAAAGAGATATAGTAACTGCAATAATTCAGACTGCTTGTAGATCATCAATGAAGATGTGTGAAGAATTAGATGCAGAATATGTTGAGGTTACTAGCCATCTGGGTGCAAGAACTGGTGATGGTGTTAATCCAATAACAAATCATGCACACTGGCAAGGAAAAGTATATAAACTTAAAGGTTCAGATAAGTATAATAACTTTTATACTTCAACAGGCTATGGTGATATTTTAGGATTAGGAGGAGTTAATTGTAGACATAACTTTTATCCTTACTTTCCAGGAATAGATGAACCAAGTCAACCACATTATGATGAAGAAGAAAACAAAAAAGAATATGAAAGACAACAAAAATTAAACAGATTAAATAGAAAAAAGCAACAACAAAACAGAATAAAAGAGGTTGCTATTCATAATGAGGATAAAGACCAAATAAAAGAAATAAATAAAGAAATAAAAAAGATAGATAATGAAGTTAAAAATGTTGATGAAGTTAAATTAACAGACAATGAACAATATGCATTAAATAAATATATGGGATTTGAATCATATACATACAATGAAAAATTAAGAAATGATATACCATTAGATGAAAACGAAACAAAAATATTAAATAATTTAGATAAAGTATTAGATAAAATGCCTAAATATGCAAATACAGTTACTCGTAGTGTAAGTATAAGCAGTGATGATATAAATTATTTTCTTAAAGATTATAAAGAGGGATATGTTATTCAATATAAAGCATATATGAGTACAACAAAAGGAGATATATATAATCCTGATGCTAGAGTTCAAATGGCAATTAAAAGTAAAAATGGAAGAGATATTTCCAAATACAATAAAGAGGAACAAGAAATATTGTTCAAACGAAATAGTAAGTTCAATGTAATAAAAGTGGATACAAGTGATGATTTTTATGTTAGAATAGAACTCGAAGAGGTGTAAGTATGAATAAAAAATTTGATAATCCAAAATGGAATCAAGATCCAGGAGCAAAACTTACAAATGAAACATTCAAAATTACAGAAGAAACTAAAAAATGGAGTGAAGAACAAGATAGAAAATGGAAAGAAACTCTAAAAAAATTAAAACAAAGTAAAAATAGCACCAAATAAGGTGCTTTTATTATGCCTTAAAAGTTTAGTAGGTGCAATTCCTACAAAGGCTCCATAAGTCGACTATGTCGGCTTTTTTCGTGTGGTATAGCAACGCTAGGACTAACAAATATTTTAATTCACACGTGGACGTGACCACGTAAAAAATACGAAGGAGGAAAAATATATGAAACGTGAATTTTTAGAAGGATTAGAACTTGATAAGGAAACTATTGACACTATAATGGCAGAGTATGGTAAATCTACTCAAGGACTTAGAGAGGAAAGAGATAATCTAAAAACACAAATTGAAGATGTTAACAAGGAAATTCAATCTTATAAGGATATGGATATTGATAGCATCAAAAAATCAGCCGAAGATTGGAAAACAAAATATGAAGAAATGGAAGCCAATCAAAAGGCAGAAAAAGAAAAGAGTATTAGAGATGAAAGAACTAATGCTTTTTTTAATGACATTAAATTTGCAAGTGAAAGTGCCAAGGCGGGAGTAATCGCTAAATTTAATGAAAAAAACTTTAACTATGATGAAGAATCTAAAAAATTTTTAGGGGCAACAGAATGGTTAAACGATTTAAAAGAAAAGGATAGTGGAGCATTCCTTAGCGATGTTGTAAATCCAAAATTTACAACAACACCAACTGCTCCAACAAAACCAAGTTCTATGGATGATGTTATAAAAGCCATGGGAATTAAAGAAGAAAAATAAGAGAGAGAGGAAAAAATTATGAATAATATTGAATTAAGTACAGTTTACTTACCTTTATTAGATAAAGTTTACAAGCAAAATTCAAAAACTTCAATTCTAGAAGGTGATGAAGCTACAATGAAACGTGGCGACAACGGAGAATTAAAAGTCGCAAAATTAGATATGGATGCATTAGGAGATTTTGATAGAAATTCAGGATATACTAAAGGGTCAACAACATTTAGATGGGAAACTATCAAATATGATAAGGAACGTTCACAAGATTTAAGAATTGATAGATTAGATAATGCAGAAGCGTTAAGACTTCCATTTGCTAAATTATCAAGCGAATTTATCAGAACAAAAGTTGTTCCAGAAACAGATGCTGCTCGTATTGCTAAAATAGCAGGAACAGTTGGTATCAGTACTAAAGCAGAAACTTTAAATGGAGGAGCAGAAGTTGTTTCAGCATTACGTGCTTGTTCTAATAAAATGGATGAGGATGAAGTAGATGCAGAAAACAGAATCTTATTTATTACTCCAACATTAAGAGGAGAAATCGCAGACCTTGATACAACTAAATCAAAAGAAGTATTAAGCAAATTCTCAACAATTATAGAAGTACCACAAACAAGAATGTATACAAAAATAGAATTAAAAAATGGTAAAACAGAATATGGATATGCAAAAGCAACAGATGGTAAAGAAATTAACTTCTTATGTGTTGAAAAGAGTGCTGCAGTAGTTCATATGGAACAATTTATTAAATACTTTACACCAGATCAAGACCAAGATGGCGATGATAATGTATTTAAATATCGTAACAATAACCTTTATGGACATGTTTATGAAAATAAACTTGCAGGTGTTTATTGCTCATATAAAGCAGAATAGGAGGAAAAATGAGTACATTTATAGGCATGGGAGTAAATAAAGCAAAAACAGTTGATACTTCCAAATTAGAAAAAGAAAATAAAAAATTATCTGATAAAGTTAAAGAATTAACTAAAGAAGTTGAAACTTTAACAAAAGATAAAACAGAACTAGAAAATAAAGTTAAAGAATTAACTAAAGAATAGAAAGGAGTGATAAGGTATGAAGTCATATGTTGATTTTGATTATTATTCGAAAGAATATAATGGAACTTTAATACCAGAGAAATCATTTCCTAAAATATCAGTAGAAGCAAGTCAAAAAATTAATTATTTTACTCAAAACAGAATAGTTAAAGAAACAGAAGTAATTAAATATACGACTTGCTTAATTGCTGATGAAATTATGAAAAATGAAAACTTAAAAAACACTATATCTAATGATAAAGAGGTTGCAAGTGAATCAGTAGGACCTCATTCAGTATCATATGTTAATAAGGCGACTATTCAAAAAGAACAAATAAAAGATAATATAACTTTAAATAGATGCTTATATAATATTTGTTTAGAGAATTTACCAAATGAATTGATGTACAGAGGTATAAATGTTTCCAGATGAAATAACTATTTTTAACAAAATAGAAAACGATGATGAAACAACATATCATACAAAACATTTAAAAAATGTTATATGGTATGGTACAGATAACATTAATCTATTAGGTAAAGGTATTGTTAATTCTGATGACATTAATATAGTTATACCATTAGAAAGTTTATCAAACTATAAAAAAGCAAATGAATTTAATGAATTAGATGATAAATCTAATTTTTTTACTTTACAAAAAGGAGATAAAGTTGTTAAAGGTGTAGCAGATAATATTAAAAGTGTTAAAGAATTAAGCAAATATGAGAATGTAATTACTATTAAAAGTATAGAAGAAAATTTATTTGGCTCATCTATTGATAACATTTTAGTAAAGGGTAAATAATGCAAATAGATGTTGATGTTTATATGAATGATATTTCAATGATTCTTTTAAAAAGAGGTTTAGAACCAGGTGGAAGAGTTCAAAAGAAATTTACTATGGATGTTAGAAAATATTGTGAACCATATGTTCCTATGGATAAAAAAGTTCTTATAAATAATGTAACCTACGATAAGAATTACGAATCGTTTACTTATCAAAGCCCTTACGCACATTTTCTGTACGAAGGTAGATTGATGGTAGATCCAAAAACTGGAAGTTCATATGCAAGAAAAGGTACCCAGAAAGTATATAAAACACCTACACAAGAATTAGAGTATAAAGGTGGTCCTATGAGAGGAAAACATTGGGACAAACGTATGTGGGCAGATAATGGAGAAAAAATCGTAAATTCAATACAAAAATATGTCGATAGAGGTGGCAAATGAGAAAGATAAAAACAATAGATGCTATAAGAAAGTTTTTCAAAAAAGAATGTTCTTATATAGACAAAAAATCAAAATTATGTGTAGATTTTCTTTCAAATGATTCGGTTTGTTTTTCAATAGAACCAGTTCCAGTCGAACCAATAGTTGAAGAATATATCGATGGTGGAAGAAGAGAGCAATTTGTTTTTGTATTAGCATGTATGTTTCCTTATAACGATGAATTTATGAATAACATAGATAATAGTGGTTTTTTTGAAACAATACAAGACTGGTTAGAAGAATGTACTGAAAATGGAGTTTTTCCTAAATTAGATAGTAATTATTCTCCAGTTGAAATAAAAGCGATAACGAGCGGTTATTTGTTTGGTATTAGTGAAGATATGTCGAATGCTAGATATCAAATACAATGCCGTTTTTTATATGACAAGGAAGGTGAATAAAAAATGGAAAAGAGAAAGAGACATTTATGGGCTCAAGGTCTTAAAACAAGCGAAAATACATTCGATAGAATGGGTAAAGGTATTACAAGTCTAGAGTTATCTTATAACGCTTCTGAAACATCAGAAAAATATATAGATGAAGAAGTTAAAACAACAACTATCGATGAATATGCTCCTTCATTTGATGGAGAACAAACTTGTTATAAAGATGAACCTATTTTTGAATACTTAAACAAAAAAAGATTACAATTAGCAACTGGTAGTGATGCAGAAAGTGAAGTAATCAATGTAGATATTATGGATAAACAAACAGATGGTAGTTATACTGCTCAAGTATTTGCTTGTTCTATATCTATCACTTCATATGATGGTACAGTTCTTAAATATAAAGTTAATCTAAATAGTGCTCCAAAAAATGGTACTGCAACAATTGCTAATAAAAAAATAACATTCACAGAGAAAGATTCAGAATAATTAATGGGGGTACAAAGATGTACCCCTCTATTTTTATATAAGGAGGAAAAATGAATAATACAGTAAGTTCAATAACAGTAAAAAAGAAAAATGTATATACAATAAAAATTATGGATGAAAATGGAAAATATACAGGAAATAAACTTGAGTTTAAATTAGATGATGTAGATTTAATGTTAAAACTAGAAAAAGCAGCGGAAGAAGTAGACAAAATAAAAAATAATATTAAAATGCAACAAGTAATAATAAGTAAACGACAAGACGTTCCAGGGAAATACGTATTATCTAAAAATGAACAAGATTTATATAATCTTTATTCAAATGGTTATAAAAATATAAGAAAAGCAATAGATAATTTTTTAGGAGAAAATGGATGCCAAAAAGTTTTTGGTGATACAAATTCTCTTGAAATGTTTGATGATTTAATGGAAATGTTAAAACCTGAATTTTCTAAAATGGGGTTAAGTGTTGAAAACTTAAAAAATAGAATAAAATCTAAATATTCTGATAAAAAGGAAAATGTAATTTGATATTTCCAGAATATGCTGAAATCAATGGTAAAAAATATAAAATAAATACAAGTTATAAGGTTGCTTTAAAATGTTTAGATGTAATTAATGATTCTGACATAACGGATTTAGAAAGGGCTCTTGCAGTCGTTTTTTTATTGTTTGAATTTATTCCTGAAAACGATGAAGATATAGCTTTACTTCTTGAAAAAGCAAAAATATATCTAGAATGTGGAGAAAGTAAAGAAAATCCAGAAGATATAAAAAAAGATATGGATTACAGGAAAGACTGGAAATATATAGTTCCAAGTTTTGAAAGTGATTATCATATTGACTTATCTAAAACAGATTTACATTTCTGGCAATTTTATTATTTGCTAACAGGTTTAACAGACAAATCAATGTTAAGTAGAGTAAGGGATATAAGAAATTATGATTTATCTACAGTAAATGATGAAAAATTCAAAGAAAAAATGAGATTAGCAAAAAAAGAGGTAGCACTTGATGATGAAGAATATACAGAGGAAGAACAAGAAGAAATAAATGAATTTGAAAGCCTATTTTAGGAGGTGATATAATGGATGGTTCAATTACAATAAAAACTAAAATAGATAGTTCTGGTATAGAGGGACAATTAGAACAAGTAAATGAAAAAATAAAAATACAAGAAGAAAAGTATAAGAATACTAAAGATTCTCTTAATGAGATTACTAATTCACTTAAAACAAATAATGCAGAAGTAGAAGGAATGGTTAGTAATTATGAAAAGTTAAATTCAATAATTAAGGACATGCAAACAAAAGCAGATTCTCCAAAAGGATTATCTACCAGTGGGTATGATGAACTTAATAAATATATTGCAGAAAGAGAAAAATTAGGAAATAGTATAGATAAGGTAAATGCAAAAATAGTTAAAGAGGAAAGTCAACAAAAAAAATTAACTTTATCTCTAAAACAACAAAAATTGCAATACGACCAATTAATTGGGAAAAAACAAAAATTAGAAGTAGAAGCATTTAAAAAAAATACAATAAATGTAGGAAAAATGAATGATGGTATAAAACAAAGTATAAAAAGTTTGTCAAGATATGCATTAGCATTATTCAGTTTGTCGACAATATACTCATTTTTATCATCATCAGCGAATTCTTGGTTAAGTTCTAACGATTTAGGTGCTAAACAATTATCAGCAAACATTGAGTATATGAAATGGGCGATAGGTAAATCACTCCAACCGGTCATAGAAACATTAGTTTCTTGGATGTATAAACTATTACAACTTATAGGAATGGTTGCAAATGCATTATTTAAAGTAAATATCTTTTCTAAAGCATCAGCAAAGGATTTTGAAAGTTCAAAAAAATCAACCGCTGGAATAGCGAAGAATACAAAAGAAGCAAGTAACAATTTAGCAAGTTTTGATAAATTGGATGTACTTCAAGAAAATAAGAATTCATCAGGTGGAAGTGGTTCAGACTTTACAATGCCATCAACAGATTTAGGCAATATGGATATGGAAGTACCAGGATGGATGAAGTGGATTGTAGAAAATAAAGATATAATATTATCTGTAATGTCTGGAGTTGCTGCAGGTCTTTTGGCTTGGAAACTTGGATTGGATAACTTATCTGATAAAGGAAAACCTGTACTCGGTATAGGTATTGCAATAGCAGGAGTAATTTATTTAATTCAAAGTGTAATTAAATATCTTAAAGACCCATCTTTTGAAAACTTTGGAAAAGTATTAACTGGAATTGGTTTAGTTATTGCTGGAATAGCAATTGCTTTTGGTGCATGGCCGGTTGCAATAGCGGGTGCACTTGTTGCAATAATAGGAATAATTGTTTCTAATTGGGAAAAGATAAAAAATTTTGCACTTGGAATAGGTCAGTGGATAGAAGAAAACTTTGGCTTACTTGGAGAAATAATAAATGTTTCGATTAAAGATGGATTGTCTGCTTTTGAAGTTTTATTCGGTGGTGTTAAACAAATCTTTGATGGAATAATTCAAATTGCTAAAGGAGATTTAGCAGGAGGATTAAAAACAATTTTTGCAGGTATAGTTAATGTAATTGTTGGTGCATTAAATGTTATGATAAATGCTTTAAATATTTTAATATCTCCAGCGAGAGCATTAATAATTGCATTTGGGAAAGTCACAGGTAAAAATTGGACTATGAGTAATATTAAAATACCATCAATTCCAAAGGTTAGACTTGAAAAAGGTGCAATAGTAAATAATCCAAGAAGAGGTGTAGATGTTAATGTTGGCGAAAATGGAGCAGAAATGATGTTACCTCTTGAAAATAATACGGAATGGATGGATATTTTAGCAGATAAAATAGCAAGTCGTACTGGTGGAGATAGACCACTAAATATAAAAGCAACAGGTACACTTTCACAATTAATAAGGTTACTAAAACTTGAACTTGATAAAGAAGATGATAGAAGAGGTGGTTCTATGATAAAAGGTGGTACAATATGATAGTATCAGATTTTTTAATAGTAGATGGTATAAAGTATAATATTCATGTAAAAACTGGTGTTAAAAGAACAGCAGATTTTTTATATAAATATGCAAATAGAGTCCAATCTGGAGTACTTGAATCTGAACTTATAGGTGTTTATTTTAATTATTCAAATATAAGTTTTGAAAAGCAAACGGATAAAAATTATAATGAATACAATTCTTTATACGACAAACTAACTGAACCAAATGAAAAGCATACAATAACAATCGCTAATTATACTTTTCAAGCCTATTTTGCTAACGTTTCTGATGAAATTTATTTTTATAAAGATAGTAAAGCATATTTTAAAAATCTAACAGTTGAATTTAAGGCGGTAGAACCAGCAAGAACATGAGAACAAGTGCAAAAATCGTTTTTGGTTTATATGACATAACTGCAAAAGATGATTCAAATTTAAGTATAGATGATAAACAAACATTCTCTGATTTAGATGAATTAAAGCAAGATAACGTTAATGAAATAAAATATGCTACACTTGAAAAAAATTATTTTAATTTAGATGGAAGCAAAGTTCTTTTGGAATATAATGCAAAAGCACAAGGTATAGGTTTGTGGAGTAAGTCAATGTCTGATAGCAAAGGTTTATTCCAAAAACCACCTACATTATTAATTACATTTTCTCAAGTTCATTCATCAAATGGTATAACCTTTCAATTTTCAGAAGATAATTATTGTAATGATTTAAACATAAAATTTTATAATAATGATACACTTTTAAAAGATTTAAGCTTTACACCTAATGAGAGTACTTATTTTTGTAGTGAAATCGTTGAAAATTACAATAAATTAATAATAACTTTTAAAAAGACAAATAACCCTTATAGATACCTTAAATTGATTAATATAGTATATGGGCAAAATAGAGTATTTACACCAAGCGAAATAACAAGTGCAAACATTTTGGAAGAAATAGATCCACTATCAAACGAAATAAGTATAAATACTTTAGAGTTTTCAATTTTCTCAAGAGATGAAGCATTTAACATGCTTAATCCCAAAGGAATTTATAAACTTCTACAATCTAGACAAATGTTTAGAGTGTATGAAATGAATGATGGCATTGAAATGGATATGGGAACTTTTTATTTGGATGAGTGGAAAAATGAAACTGAAGCCATTTCTAACATGAAGGCAATTGATTTAATAGGACTTTTAGATAAAACAACATATTATGGTGGTATTTTTTATGATGAACAAATAGATATAATTTTAATAAGAATTCTTGAAACTGCAAATATGGATGAACATACAATTACATTTGATGATGATAATTTAAGAAAAATTCATTTAAGTGGTTATATTCCTATTTGCACACATAGAGAAGCAATTCAACAAGTGCTTTTTTCTGCTGGTTTAGTTGCAGATTGTAGTAGAAGCAAGAAGATAAAAATTTATAAACTTAAAGATTCAAATATAAAAAATATACCATATAGTAGAAAAAAACAAGATTCAGAAACCATTGAGTTGAACGACATTGTAACTGGTGTACAAGTAACATCACATCAATACTTGTATAATACAAATACACAAGTATACTCTGAAAAGAAAGAATTATATAATGCTGATTTAGATGCAGGAGAGCATTTTATTAAGTTTAGCGAACCAGTATATGGAATAACTGTTGAAGGTGCTACATTATTGGATTTTAGTTGTGCATATGCAAAAGTAAATGTAACTACTAAAGGTAATGTTAAGATTGAGGGTTATGAGTATTATCATATAACAAAAGTATATGAGTCTAAAATTGAGGTAAAGAATAATGAAAAAGAAAATGTTTTACAAGTAACAGATGCGACTTTAATAAGTGATAACAATGCTAAAGAAGTAGCAGATAGAATTCTTAATTATTATCAAAATACATATAAAATGAATGTTGATTTTAAAATTGAAGATGAATCGATTAGTGATACTGCTATTGTTGATACTTTATATAATCAAAAACTAAAAGGTAACATTAAAAAAATGGATATTGATTTAACAGGTGGATTTATAGCAAGTTCAACAATTATTGGCTCACTTTATAAGGAGGAATCAAATGAAAACACTAATAACTGATAGAACAGAATTAGATGTAATAGAAGCAAAGAAAAATCCATCGGCAACGGATTATAAAAAAGGAAATTATAATTTTACAGACCTTAATAGACTTGAAGAGTGGTGTAGTTATCTACAAAAGAAATTCAATGACAATGGTTATAAATTAAATCTTAATTTAAAACTAAAATATTATACGTATAATGAATTAAAAAGTTTTAAATATTCAAGTTTAAAAGAAATGTTATTTATAGAATTAAATCGTGGAAATTGGGGTATGACAGACATACCTACATTATCTGAAATTAATAGAATAAGAGATAATATACAAACATTAAAAAATAATCTTATGACAAGAAGTACATTAACAATAGTTAAAAATAGTACGATGAATTATAATCAAGCAAATATACTTGAACAAATCTTGTTTGAGTTAGATGAATTATTTACATTATATGAAAAGTCTTTACGATATTGTGGGACTTTTTATTGTGGGGAGGAATAAATATGTATGAAAAAATAAATTTTAAAGACAGAATAGTCGAAAAGCCAAACACTTATACTGTTCAAACTAATGATGATGGAACAGTTACTTTAATACCTGCTTTTGGGAAAACTTTACAAGAAGGTACTATCATTAATAGTAAAAATATGGATCATATAGAAGAAGGCATAAAACAATTATCAAACAAAGTATACATAAAAGATAATTATGCGGTTTTAACAGGTTCTATAAGTGTTGAGAGTAATAAAGTATCTGGTAAAGAAATTAGTCTTCCAAATGGATTTACAAGTAATAATAGTTTTATTATTGGTTTTAAATGGAACGAAGGTTATGCAACTAAAACTATTTTAGGAAACTTAATTACGGATGGAAAAGAAATGACAACAAATTATATGATTCTTGCATACGGATCGAGTAGTAAAATAGATATTAGATTCTATAATCCAAGAAGTACAAAAAGTACATTTAATTATGAATTACTATTAATGAAGTATAAGGATTAGAGGTGATATAAATGGGAACATATACAAAAAATTTAAAATTAGAAACACCAAATTATACAGACAATGCTGATATACCAGCACTAACAAAAAAGAACAATGAAATTATTGATAGTGAAATGATAAAAAGAGCAAATGGTTTAGATTATAACGAACAAACAGGAGTATTACAATTAACAGGAAACAATTCTAAAGTAGGTAGTCCTATACAAATAAAAAACAACCTACCGGTAACTTCAATGTCAAGTGGTACAGAATTAAAAGTAAATAACTATAAACAATTAATAAAGTTTACTAAAGAGGGTAAACAGAACCAAAAAACATGTACTGGTAAGAATTTATTAAATTATGTAGATAATTTACAAAGTATCAGTGGATTAACTAATACTTTAAATCCAGATGGAAGTATAACAACAGCTGGTAAACCAACTGCAGATTATACAAGAATTGTTAAAAATTATGATATTACAAATTTTTTGGAAGATAAACAAGTATATACAATATCACAAGAAAAATTAAATAGAAAAGTATTTATTCAAATAAGCGCTAAGAAAAAGGATGGTACATATACATATTATGATTCTAGTGCAGGAAAATTATCATTTACAGTAGACAAATCATTATATACAAACTATAGCATTGTCATACAAACACCAACAATGTCTGTATGGGGAGATAGTTCATTAACAATAACAAATAAATATATGTTATATAAAGGTACAGATACTGCTGATACTTCTTACGAACCATATGTTGGAGCAACTGCAAGTCCAAATCCAGATTATCCACAATCACTCGAAAATGTAAAAGGTATTAAAAATTTAGCAAATATAAATGATATCAAAATAGGTAAAACTTGGCAAAATGTAAGTACTAACTCAAGAGCATCAATAATTCAAATAAAAATAAATCCAAATACAACTTACACTTTGAATAGTAATTATAAAATTAATTCTAATTTTACAACTTGTAGAGCAATGTTGTTTAATAATATTAGCGGCGCAGTGAAGTATGCAACAAATGACATTGGTACTTTTAATAGTAAAGAATGTAATTATTTATCAATAGAATTAATG